GTATTGCTAATACTAACACCTACATAGAGTCTCTTCTTTCTACTAACGCTGACATATTTCAGCATTGTGTTACATTAACAATTAATAATACCATACCCTTCATGGGTAAAAAGAAAGGTGATAAGCGTAAGTTTATTGAGAGCATCTTTAACCTTGAGGTCTTCTCAAGAATGTCTGATAGACTCAAGGCTGATATTAACGAAGTTAAGAGCTCTTACAACACAGAGTTTACCCGTTTATCTACTCTTCAGGCTAATTATAACAATCTTAATAATCAGAGCGAAAGCTTTGAAGAAGATCGTCGTAATCGTCTTGAAAAGTATCTTAAGAGAAAGAAAGACAACAATGCTGAATTGGCTGTCATTGAAGACTACTTGAGAGAGTTTAAGGATGTTACAATTGCCCCTATTAAAGAAAAGATTGTAACTGCTAATGATAATCTAAAGAAAGCTGATGCTAAGATTAATGAGTTCTATACTAAAATCTCTCAAAAAGAGACTGAAATAAATCATCTTAATAACAGACACAAGACTATTGGTACTAAAGAAGACAAATGCCCGGTTTGTGCGAGATCTATTCTCGACTATGATCGAAGCCATATTGACTCTGAAAAGCTCCGTATCAGAAATGAAATTGAGCAAACAAAGACAGATAAGTCTAATTTAGAGAAAGAGCTTACTCAGTTTGATGCTGTGAAAGCTTTTATCTGCAAACAAATTAGTGACTTGAATAAGAAGCTCAAAGAGGCTGAACTTGAGCAGGTTAAGTATAAGAACAATCTTGAACGCAAAGAACAGCTCAAAGGCTGGCTCAACACTCTTGATGATGACGTTACTATTGTCTCCAGGCAGGAGAACACTTATAATAAGCTTGTTCTGGACTCTAAGGCTAATATTACAGAGAGCGAAACTAAGATTGATACTATAAAGAACTTGTCTAAGGTTCTTGACAATGTTAAGTTTGTTGTTTCTGAAGAAGGTGTTAAGTCTTATATCATTAAGAAGATCCTGCAACTGTTTAACAATAAGATTGCTTATTACTTGAGCAAGTTGGACTCTAACTGTATTCTTACCTTTGATGAATACTTCGAAGAGAAGATTATCAACGACAAAGGCATTGAGTGCAGCTATAACAATTTCTCTGGAGCAGAAAAGAAGACTATTGATTTAGCCTGCTTGTTCGCGTTTATGGATATCAGACGGTTGCAAGGCGATGTAGCATATAACGTTTGCTTGTTTGATGAACTGTTAGACTCCTCGTTTGATGAGAAAGGTGTAGAGTTGGTGCTGGACGTACTAAAAGACCGCTCTGACATGTATAGTGAGTGTTGCTACATTATTTCTCACCGCAAAGAATCCATCAAGGCTGCTACTGGAGAAATTATTTATCTTGAGAAGTATAATGGTTTAACTCAACGTATGGAATTCACCAGCCTGTAAAACTAAATAAAACAAATGATACGACCTGGTTTTAACGTTCTTGGTAAGCCTACCATTGGAATACCACAAATGTTTTCAAATAATAGTGTAATTGAATATGAGACCAAGCCCAAAGCAACAGATCTTGTACAAGCAGAGACTCAACTACCCAAGAGTGTAAACTTCTTAGCAGATCACTCAGGTTGTGGTTTCTGGAGATTGTTCTGGCCAGCGGATCAACTCAACTCTAGAGTCGAGTCTGTTGTCATGAATTCCTGTCAAATGATTCATGATGAAATGTTTTTTAGTACTCTTAAGACAGTTCGTATTCAACGACAGGCTACTGAGAATCAATACAAATATGTTACCTATCTTGAGAGGATGAGAAACAAATTTGGCTTTAATCTCGCATACGAAATTGATGATATTATGTATTACTCAGACATCCCTGAGTATAACAAATTTAAGCCAGGGTTTAGTGACCCTAAGATCGCAGAGTTCTGCACAAAGATTATGCAGACATGTGGTGAGATTACTACTACAAATAAATTTATTGGGGATTACTATGCTGAAAAGACTGGTAATAAAAACATAACTGTAATACCTAATTACCCCCCACGTTGGTGGATTGGTAATCACTATGATGAGAAAAAAATTAGTCAAAACTTTGATAAAAATCGTAAGAAGCCTCGAATTCTTTATGCTGGCTCTGGGGCTCACATTGATGTTGAAGGGCGTTGCAAATACAAGGACGATTTCTACCACATTAATGAGGTTGTAAGAAAAACAGTAAATGAATATCAGTGGATATTTTTTGGCGCTATGCCAATACCTTTAGTCGATCTTTACAAGGCTGGTAAGATTGAATTCCATAACTGGACTAAGCTGTACGACTTTCCTGAAAAGATTGCTAGTCTCAATGCTCAGATCATGATTGCTCCATTGCAAGAAAACGTTTTTAACAATGGCAAGAGTGATATTAAGTTAATTGAAGCAGGTTCTTTTGGTACTCCAGCAATTTGCCAAGACCTTGTCACTTACAAGGATGCAGACTTTAAATTTAAAACTGGAGACGATTTAGTTGATCAGATCAAGAAACTTTTAAAGAGCAAAGACGATTACATGAAGTCTTCCAGAAAGCATAGAGCTCGGTCAGAAAAGCGCTTTTTGGAGCACCCAGATAATTTAGGCATGTGGAAAGAACTGTACCACTTTAAATATGCTGCCCCTGAGAGAAAGTTTCTGAATAAATTCAACGGAATCGCTTGCGTTCCAGAGGGTGTTAGCGTATCATCTTGATACGATGTATAGAAACGTTGCATACCGGCAGCAAAATGGAGAAGGGGTTGTATATCATTTCACGTGGGACGAAAATGGTAAGCGAATTGTTACTGAGCATACCGTTCGTCCGTATTATTACCGCGAGACTACTAGTGCTCGTTCTACCCATACCAGCATCTATAATACCAAGCTTGAAAAGGTTAGCTTTGATACTGAGTATGACCGTAATACTTCAATTCGCTCCAAGGGCGGAGAAGATAGAGGAGTTATACGAGTTTATGAAAATCTTCGTGTTGAGCACCAATTCTTAGTTGATTATTACTGGAAGAATTGGGATAGTATTAATCCAGTTGAAATGCCTCTGAAGACTTGGTTTCTTGACATTGAGGTATACTCTCCTGACGAGTTCCCTGAAGCCTCTAAAGCAGCTCACCCTGTTAATGTAATTACTATTTATGATACTCTTAAAGAGAAGTATTTCTCTTGGGGGTATAAAGAGTATACTCCAAAGTCTTCTGAGCATGAGTACTTTTGTTGTACAGATGAGCGAGACATGTTCCAAAAGTTTCTTGACTTTGAGGCTTTGGATTACCCAGATATTATTTCAGGTTGGAATTCTGAGTTCTTCGATATTCCATACTTGATTAACCGACTATCTTTACTTTTTGATGAAGATGAACCTAAGCGTTTGTCTCCTGTGGGTCGTTTGCGGGCTCGTGAGATTAGATCTGCTTTCGGTAAATTGCAGACCAAGTGGGGAATTGATGGAATTTCTTGTGTGGATTATATTGAGTTGTATAAGACCTTTACTCAGCAACCTCGAGAGAGTTATAAGTTGAATGCTATTGCTCAGCTGGAGCTGGGTGAGGCTAAGATTGATTACGGTGAATCTAATCTTGCATCTTTGGCAGAGAAAAACTGGGAGTTGTTTATTGATTACAACGTTCAAGACGTTCGACTTCTTGTGAAGCTGGACCAGGCTAAGATGTATGTGAAGCTGCTGCGTACGTTAGCGTTCGTTGGTCTTACTCCGCTTGAAAATGCTTTGGGTACCATCTCTACTGTAACTGGTGCTGCTATTATTGAGGCTCGTAAGAACAATGTCATTATTCCAACGTTTGTTAGAACTGATGATCACAAGGCTGAGAAGTATGAAGGTGCATATGTAAGTGAACCTCAGAAAGGGTTTCAAGATTATGTTGTATCTTTCGATGCTAACTCTCTGTATCCTTCAGTAATGATTTCGCTTAACTTATCTCCAGAGACTAAGTTTGGTAGCATCATATCTAAGAATAAAGACTATGTTGTTGTAAGAGATGTTAATAATAGTGAGTTTAAGTTAACTCCTTCTAAGTTCTTAGCTTTCTGTCAAAAAGAAGGTATTGCAATTACCAAGGCTGATAAACTATTCTTGCAAAATAAGAAAGGCATCTTCCCTACTATTACTGAGAGGTTCTGGCGAGTTCGTCAAGACTACAAGAAGCAGTGGGATGTGGCAAGGGCAACTCAATCTAAGCTGGATAAAAATTCAGAAGAATATAAAAGTCTTAATATTGAGGTTGAGCGTCTTTGGATTCAGCAGCTTACTTATAAGATTTTGATTAATCGTATTTACGGTTACTTCGGTAACAAGAGCTCTCCAATGGGAGATCCTGATATTGCTCGTTCGATTACTCTTACAGGTCAAGGAGTTATTAAGAAGAGTAATGAAGTTTTAAGAAAATATATCAAGGATAAAACTGGTATGACTGATCAAGAGGTTGAGAAGTTTGACCCGGTTATTTATAACGATACAGATTCTGTGTATATTACTATTAAAGAGAT